AATGTTTAGGATATTTAGTTAATTTATTATATATGTTGCCAATAGAAGAAGAACAAGACTAATATAACAAGATTGTTGTTTACTATATATATTGTAATTCACTTATTGACAATCTTTTATTTATATGGTAAAATAAACCTATAAAAACAAGGGGGTTTTATTTATGGCGATTTGTTTATGTTGTAAAAATGAAATGCTAACAGGGGACGGTTGTGTTCCAAAGTTTGTTGTGCATAATGAACAGAAAATCAAGAGATTGCTTGTTAATACTGAAGAAGCAGACGGAAACGGCAGATGCTTTGACTGTGGCGCACCAATAGGCTCACATCATCATGAAGGTTGTGATATGGAGCGTTGTCCTATATGTGGAGAACAATATATATCGTGCGCTTGTGAGTTTGATGAAGTTTTTGAAAATGATAAGCGCACCATAGAATAGAGGATATTATGAAAAACTATATAGACAAAGTTATAAATACAGAAGAAGATATAAACTCGAATATTATCAAACAAGTTACAAATACACCTGACTTTCCAAACTTTCATCAGCTTGAAATGTTTATAAGTGGTAGCAAAGAAAACGGGGCGTTCATTTTTAAAATATATATAATGGCTGATGGCAGTTCGATTGAAGTAGCTAAAAGGACTTATGTTAAGGAAAACTGTACGGATGTAGATGTTTCTATATTGACAGAAGCACTTTCATCTATAGCGGAATCCAATATAACCACTATTACAAAAGCCATGCGGGGCGTTGAAAACCCACCAATACATACCCTAAAGATTTATATAAATAGTGCGCCATACAAGGAGGTGTGTCTACTTGATGAATGAAAAATATATTAAGGTTAAAGATACTTTAAACTTTATTCTTTATATCGTGATGTGTTTGTTCATTATAGGCTTTGCGGTTCTTGCCTATATGAAAATAGAGATAACTCCTTATTTGTATGTATTTCTTATTACAATGGTATCATTTGGTTTAGTAGACCACATTGTTTTATGGGTACTAAAAAGAAAGATTGAAAAGATGGAAAAAGATAACGCAATTAGCGAATAAATAATATTGTAGGGAAGGTAAACCAATATGGATAATTGGACAATCGCTAAAATATACGAGCTTATTCATTCCATAATTCCGCTGTCTATTAATGATGAGGTGGACTTTTGGGACAGAATGGAAACAGGTAAGCCGCTAAACGAATATGAATTGCTTGCACTTAAACAGGTTGCACATATTCTCGATATAGCGAGTGAATTGGGCGTGGTTGAGCTTAAAACAACTGATATGCTCGGCACAATATTAGGCACTTCCAAAAAGAAAAATCCCAAGCCCATATCCAAAAAGACAAAAGAACAGCCAACATATATAAAGGAAGTAGTATGTGTGGGTAGAGGAAATTCAGGATGGTCTGATGAATCTCACGCTCAATATATGCCGAGAGATACCTCTTATGATGGTTATGATGATGGTATGGGATATTAAATAGGAGGGAATAATGATTAATATAAGAAGTGGCGCGTTTGAAACCAACAGTAGTTCCGTACACGCTCTTTGTATCTCAAATGACAAACATTTGATTATTCCTTACCATGTTGTGCTTCGAGGTGGCGACTTTGGTTGGAATGATGAGGAAGTTTGGTGTAATATGGATTATCTATACCAAGCGTGTTTAGATGTAGGCAAGGAACAATTACTTTTTGATTTTTTAGATAAACACAATATTTCGTGGGAGCGTTATTCCGATGACAATATTGGATATGTAGACCATGCTGATGCGTTAGATTTAACTGACCTGTTTAGTGATGAAAACAGGTTGTTGCGCTTTTTGTTTGGCGGTAAGAGCTTTGTTAAATTGGGAAACGATAACTATACCACTTATGACGAATTTGAAAAGTGGGAACATAGACTATCAGATGACTTGGAGGTAGTATGGAAGGGAAACTAATAAAACAGTACCCAAATGGAACAGTAATTAAAGGCTATATTCCACTATATAGGAGAGATACCCATATATTGAAATATATAGATACTGCTGTTATTCTAATGAGCAAATTATATAAGGTAAACTTATATGATGGGTTATATTGTTATGATATAACTGTACCTGATGAGCTTTATATTGCGGACAGATGTATTATTTCAGGAGAAATAGGAAACATTATTGTTCACATCTGCGTAGATTTTAAATTAGGTGAAATTCTTATAAGTGCGCCAAGTGAAGCGGTTGCAGATGCTATATATACAATGGTAACAGAATGCTAATACAATGCTGAAAATAAGAAATGTAGAATTTAATGCTTCTCTTGATGAGGTACTTCAAAGATTACAAGTTGAATTAAACAAGAGGGGCATTAATTTATTATCAAAAGTGCGTCCCATAAAAGACCACATAATGATAACTTGTCCATATCATAAAAACGGACAAGAGAGTAGACCTTCCGCACAGATTAGAGAAAAAGACGGATTGTTTATGTGTTTTACCTGTCGAGAAAGTCACACTTTACCCGATGTTATTACACATTGTCTAAATGAAGATGGATGGAAATGGTTATTACAAAACTTTTCTTCTGTTAATATAGAAGAACGCAAAGTAAATATATCTTTTGATAATAATAAACCAACACAACAATCAGTTGAATATGTACCTGAATCGGAGTTAGATAAGTACAGATTTTTACACCCATATATGAAAGAAAGAAAGCTAACTGTTCCTATTATTAAAAAATTTGATGTAGGATATGATAGTCAAACAGATTGTCTTACTTTCCCTGTAAAAGATAAAAAAGGGGGCATTTTATTTATTGCCCGAAGAAGTGTTAATACTAAATTCTTTTCTTATCCTTATGGAGCAAAGAAACCGCTATATGGAGAATATGAATTATTAAGAGAAATCAAAAACGGTACATCTGTTGATGCAGTATATATATGTGAGAGTATTTTGGATGCGCTTGTTATATGGTGTTGGGGTAAATATGCTGTTGCTCTTAATGGTGTAGGTTCTGCCCCACAAATGGAAATGCTGTCCAACTTACCATGTAGAACACTCATTCTTGCAACCGATAATGATGAAGGTGGAAGAAAAGCCCGTAATGCTATAAGAAAGAGTGTTAAAAATAAACTTATTATGGAGATTGATTATTCTTCATATAATGGTCTCAAAGATATAAACGACATGACCAAAGAACAATTCTTGAAGTGTGAGGTGCGACTATGACTGAAGATTTTGGATATGTACTGAAAAACTCGCAAGGACATTACTTTTGCGGAATGAATAAAGTAGACATACAATTAAGAAAGGCACTCATATATCATTCATTATTGTATGCCAATAGAACTAAAGATTCTATAAATAGTAATAGCAAAAACTTATGGTATGACATAAGTGGTGATTTTGAAATAGTAAAAGTGAGAGTTTGTGAAATTGATGAATAAGGGGAAAAATATATGTGTTGTGATTCTCAAAGATTGATTAAAGAATTATCAGATAAAGTAGAAAGATTAGAAAAAGAAAAACAACAGCTTATAGAAGGAACATATTTTGGGAATAGAATAAAAAGACTTGAAGCAGATTTAAAATGTTATCAAAATAGACTGCGTTCAAGTTTTCTTATTACTACGGCAGAACAACACGAAATAGATAAATTTTTAGAAACACATAAGGATTGTAATGCTATATATACTTATAGTTTTACTCCCTCTCCATTTGGCATTCTTGCAACCATTAAATGTAATAGATGTAATGGAAAACTCACATTTAGAGATAGTTAATTTATATGGGAGGGGAATATGTTATTAAATAAAGACGGGATAAGAGAAGAGGACAAATCATTAGCTATTGGAGTTAGAAATCATATTGCTAACGGACAATTTGTTATTGGAAATCCTGGATTGGGATTAAAGCTAACTCTTGCCAAGTTAGAAGAAGAAAGAGATAACAAAGTCTTTAACCCCGCAGATTGGGCTATGAAAGATGCTAATTTGGAAGAGCAAATAGCAAAGACAAAAGCGGGTATAGAAGGGGAAAAAAAGATATGTGATTATCTTGCTCGACTGTTAAAGCACGATGCAGAATTAAGAGGGCTTGTAGTATTTGCAAGTCTTTCTTATGAACAAGAAAATAATGATTTGGACTATATTCCAGACACCGATATTTTATTGGTATATGGACAGCATTTAATGGTTGTGGATGCCAAGAATATAAAAACAAAACCTGAAAAACCATTGATGTTAGAAGATGGAATAATTGTAGATGATAAGGGAAAAGAAGTATTAGAAGTACACCCATCTACGCATATATGGAAAAGAGTATTAAACAATGCGGGTATTCCTTTTGAAAGTGTCGAAGGATATGTGTGTATTGTAAATGATAATGAAACTAATATAATAAGAAATGATGAATGGTATAGTTCTCAAACAAAACTTATTCATATTTCTGAATTAAGACAAATATTACACGAATGGATAAAAGGAAAGAATGACACCTTATATCTGAATATGCTTACCGAAATTGCGAAAGCCCAGATAAAGGAGGAAAAGTCTACTGATATAAACTTCGATTCAATTAAAAAGAAGTTTGGCATATAAATACTTGACAAACGCTCAAGGATATGCTATAATATTTATATATACATAGAAACATATAGGAAATAACCGTAACACCACGGTTAGTATGTAACACTTCAATAGGAGCATTTTATGAAAAGAGACAATGATTTTGAGATGAGCAGAATTGCAAAGGCAAGCACTTCAAAAGTGGTAGTAGAAACACACATGGATTCCTTTAATATTGAAAAGGTTAGTATTCGTGCGGTGGAATATGCTACTGGTAAAATGGTTCAAGCATATTTAGATTTCGATGATTTTCTGCTGATTTCGCAAGATGTAAAATCTGGTAGAATGTTTAAAGAACTTGCATCTGCGGGGCAAAATAAAACCCTTTCAATGGGTGGAACTGCAAATAGCAAGAACTACAACGGTATGCCTGAAAGTAGAATCATCTCTCTCGGAATGTCGGGAGAAAAAGTATTTCTTACTCTTTCTATGGGCAAGGGAAAGCTAAATCAGACAGGGCTTATTCAGCCTGACGGACAGCCTGACCTGAAGTTGACAGTCGCAATGACTGTGGATGATTGCCGTAAGTTTTTCATCACAACCGAAGCATTTGTAAATGCCTATTTGGTTACTTTAGTGAGCAAACAAATGAAGCAAATCGCACAAAGGCGTGAAGAATATAACCGTAATAATAGAGGATAAAAGACAAGAATGAAAGAAATTCAACTTTTCAATAGAGAACAGAATTATTGGAAAAAGGCTAATATAAAACTATTTGGAATAGAACCAATAGATGATTCTATTCCTTTTAGTGATATACAAAAACATCTTGACGAATGCTGTTTGAAATATTGGAATGTTGAACAGCCTTGTCAACTCGCAAATGGTATAAATAGTGGAGTTCTTGATAAAAACTTTGATAGGAAACTCAAGAACTCCTATCGCTTATCTCTTAATTTTTATAATATGTGCATAGATGTTTCTGCTGTATATTCAGTAGAATATAAAGGCACTAATGTTGATAAAGAATTTAAGATTTGTGCAATTCCTACCCCCTGTCAAGATTTAACTTGGATTATCAACAGAACAAAGTATGTTCCGAGGGTTACTGCTGTAAGAGATTATTATACCTTTCTCGGTAAAGTAGATTTCCAAACCATTAAAGGTGAGGGGTGGACTTATGATATATTTGAGGATAAGTTTACTTGTGTTCTAAAACAAAATCCATTTGAGCCTACATTAGAAGAAATATATAATAATAGACTCTCTAAAAGGTCAAGAGCCTTATTACAAAGTGTATTAGATGAACCGCTATCTATTGATAACTTTAAGCAAGCATTAGGATTATTACCCACCTTTGAAAGCAACTCTATATTCAATTATAAATTTGCGCGTATAGAATATTTTGAAGATATAATCTTTAAGAGCGGTCGTTATGCTCAACCAACAAAGAAGATTCTATTAGGCATAAATCAAATGTTTGCCAGTCAAAATAAAGTATTCTATACAGGAGAAAGAAATGATGGCTGTTTGATAAGAGCAGAAAGCCCTATTTATGCTTTGGAAAATTTCAGAACAGTTGTTAATATATATAATGGGGAATATAAACCCGCTTTTACATATACAGATACTATAGGATTTTTTGATGCTTTCAAAACCGTTACATCTTCTTCTGCGGGTAGACAAAGACTACTTCTTGATAATGTAATCGTCAAAGATGGTATGCTTTGGATTGAGGAAAATGGGGTTGAAAAGAATATGTTTGAGTATATGATAGAGCCTCAACCTGTTCGCCTTTCTTGCCTATCATCTGCTCCTTTTGGTAATAATGATAAGCCTAAAAGGATTATGATGAACGCAAAACTCACCTCTCAAAGTGTTCCCCTTAAAGAAGAACTTAACCCTTTAACTCATCTTATAAATGCTCGTGTAGGATTTACAGATATTAAAGGATTCACCTATGGTGATAGCATTATCATTTCAGAATCCTTTGCAAATAGACTTCGTACCTATTCAAAAGATATACTATATTTTGAAACCAAAGATAAAGTTGTTGCTGAATTAGAGAAGAATAAAGATAACATTTCTATTGAGCTTTTACAAAAAATATATCCATCAACGGCTGAAGCTATTTTGAGCAGTTATGAAAATGTGAAAGTAGATAGATTTGATTATGTAGAAGATTATGGGGTTAGAATATTCCTGTCTTGGGAAATTCCTTTCAGACTTGGAGATAAAATCACAAACCGTCATGGAGCAAAAGGTACTGTTGGAAAGATTGTTCCTGATGCTGAAATGCCTTATCTTACTAAAAAGGTAGGCAATATGGAAGAAGGACATCTTGAAGTTATTATTTCAGGATTTTCTACAATGCGTAGAGGTTCATTAGGACAGATATTTGAAGCGTGGGCTAATGCAAGCGGTATTGAATATCAAGATGGTGAGGATTTTATTGCCAATATGATTGAAAAGTATAGCGACCAAATGCGTGAGTATGCTAATAATTCAGTCATCACTTTTAATGGTGAAACAAATATTATTCCTGTTGGAATTATTACAATGATGAGAGTATATCATCACGCAAGCATTCATATTTCTGAATCAAAAGCGGATGGTGCTTTTGATAAAGTGCTGAAACTTGGTGAGATGGAAAAATTCAATCTTGTAGCATCTGGTAGTATAAATATTCTTAAAGAGTTATCAATACGAAGTATGCACAAGCATATTGGGGCTAATAAAATGGTAGCTGAAATGGAAGAAACAAGAGAACTTCCTAATAATCCTTCATTATCATTAAAATTAGCAACAGTCTTGAAATCTATTGGATATGATATAAGAGTTAATGGTAAATCATTAACTAAATCAGACCTATCTAATATTGAATTTGATGAACAAGATATGACTTGGTTTAATTCCATAGAGAGTAATGGGGGTATTCTATGAGCAAAGTTACTATACAAAGAGTGAAAATAAAAGAACTACCTATAAATGAAGTTACATCTCATTCTGTTTTTCAACCTCATAAAATTAAAGATAAAGACGGTAATCTTTTATTTAATGATAAGGGTATATTCTCTACAAAGATTTTTGGTAAGTTCGGTAAGTGTTCCTGTGGTGCGAGAACTAAACCAGGAATTTGTCAATACTGTGGAACAAGAGTATTAAATAAACGCAGAGTTCCGAATTTCTATATATCCTTTAAAGGTATGTTAGATATTCCCTATCTTCAAATAGATATACCTGATTTTGCCGACTATCAATTAGTTGATGATATTCTAAATTATAGGGGATTTCTTTATGATGGTGAATATGTGGAATTTAATCTAACTACTCTTAACTTAACTGACTTTGATAAAGATAAGGTTCTTATTGGTAAAGATGCTATCTTTTATTTAGGCGGTACAGAAGAATGGTATAATGCACAGGTGCATGATAAATTATCCATCCCACATACATCGTTAAGGAAGATTACTATTCAAAGAGGTTCATATTTTCTTGGGAATTTAAACACTATCTTTGTGGATATTCTGAAACAAAAGAAAGCTATTCAGAATATCTTAAATACACAAGAAACTGTTGTAGATGTATTTCATGAATTAGATGCCAAAAGAATTATCCTTGCTAAAATTCACGAAGTATATGACGGCTTGTTTGATATGCTTGTGAAAGGCAAAAAATCTATTCTTGCCCGTGAAATTATTGGGCAAGGAGTTACAGGCTGTATAAGGGCTGTAATTACGAATAACTTTGATATTTCAGAAGATGTTGCTCTTTTGGGTAAATATTTCATTAAAACTCTTTATCCCAAATTATTTGACAAATTCACTAATACTAACGGTATTACTGATATTACTGCACTTAATAAATATTTGAGAGATAATGAATATTATATTCTTATAAATAGACAGCCTACAATTGGTGCTTTATCTATTTTAGGAATGATACCTGTCTTTTCTGATAAGGAAGAAGATAAGTATGTTATGCAGTTGAACCCAATCATTACCTGCGGATTAGGGGGAGATTATGACGGCGACTGCTTGGCGGCAATCGCATTGTATACAAAAGCCGCTTGTATGGAAGCAAAATCTCTATTACCAAGTGTAAACTATATAGAGGGTTCTAATGGTAGTATAAGAAACTGTATTCCCGAAGATTTACAATACACTATGCAGAAACTTTATGACGAAGGTAAAGGAAACGAAATTGATAGATTGCTCATGTAAGATATGTGGTAAATCATTTAGCAATTTGATGGGATTAGCCTCACATATACGACAAATCCACAGCATAACGGCACAAAAGTATTATGAGAAGTTTTATGGTAAGGGTTATTGTAAAGTATGTGGCAATCCTACCAACTTTAATTCTTTATCAGAAGGATATTATACATATTGTTCTAATAGCTGTATGTCTATTGGAACTGCCGAAAAACGAAAACAAACTTGTTTACAAAAGTATGGTGTAACTAATGTTTTTCAAAGAGCAGATGTGGTAGAAAAAACGCATACCCCCGAAATAATTGCTCAACAAAAAGTAAGTCGAAAACAAACTGCATTAGATAGATATGGAGTAGAATATACTTTACTTATTCCCTCTACACAAGAAAAGGCACATTCTTCTGATACTGTTGATAAACAAAAAGCCGCTCGTGCTATTACTAATAAAATCCTACTTGCGGTACATACAACTTTTTGATATATTACTGCGGGTAGGTTACAGACATCGTTTATAGGCGTTCTTAAAATAGATGGCACTTATGAATTTTCCCAGTTTATAACTCTGCAAAGCCTATAAGCAGTCAGGGGAGACATTTACCTTCATTTTCTATGAAGCGAC